TGGGGCAACTATTGCTCCAACAACTCTTGGGGCAACGTTTGCCAAGGTAACTCTTGGGGCAACAATTGCAACAATAACTCTTGGGGCAATTCCTGCCAGTCCAACTCTTGGGGCAATTCCTGCACCTATAACTCTTGGGGCAACGATATCACCCAATCCACTGTGTTTGACGGTGTTCAATACACCCAGATAACAACGGCGAAAGTGAAGAATATTCAAGTTCTCAACGGCCTTGCAGGCACGTCCAGCAGCAAGGTTTCCCTTAACTTCGCCGCCAACAAGAGCTACACGCAGGTTGCTACCAAAACCTCGGCTGGAGCGTTGAAAATTTACGTTCCCGGCGACCTCTCTTAGAAAAAATGTTTGCCAAATGATGCACCTATGTGTACATCATTTGGCAACACTTTTCAGCCCTGAAAGCTGTAACCATGTGAAACATAGAAACTTGTGAGAATTCTTAACAAGTCGCCCCAAAAATTATAATACGTTCATGAATGAAAAATACGAAAAGATTAGGTACCGTCTGGTCTTCAACCGTTCACGACGGCTGAACCGTAAAGGAGAAGGCCTTGTGCAGATAGAATGCCAGCAGGGTGTTCGTCGCATCTATTTCTCCACGAAGGTATATTTAGAACCCTGCTACTGGCGCGACGGTATGGTCGTCGACCACGAGTTAGCTACCGACCTGAACGTCATCCTTCGTCGGCAGCGCATCGACATCGAGCGCGTCGAGCTGGACTTCATGAAGCGCGATATCCGAGTGACACTCCCCATGCTTCGTGAGGCCGTCAAGAGCAAAACAGCTCCCAGTGCGAAGCTGACCGATTTCGGCCGGAATGTCATCAGCCAGAGCGACAGGCGTGATGTCACCAAGGCCAACTACCGCACCCTGCTGAACGACATCGACCGCTTCCGTCGTGGCATCCGCGTCGACGAATGCGATTACAGCTTCATTGAGAAATACGACCTCTACCTGAAGGACTGCGGTGTTCAGCACAATACCCGCATCAGCAGGCTGCGACTGCTGCGCGCCGTTCTCAACGAAGCCGTGAAGCGTGACATGTTGGCTCGCAACCCCTTCGAACGCTATCGTGTCGAAGGCATGACCAGCCGACATGGATTCCTCGGTGACGGTGACATCACGAAATTAGAGAAGCTGACGAATCTGAGCGATCGAGAGACCATCGTCCGCGATGCTTTCCTCTTCTGCTGCTTCACCGGCTTGCGCTGGAGCGACTTCCTTGCATTGGAGCCCAGCTGTTTCAAGAACGGCTGGATCCGTATCACCATGCAGAAGACCAACCTGCCCGTTTCTATCCCCTACACCCGGCTGTTCGAGGGACGAGCCCAAAAACTCCTTGAACGCTATGATGGCGACATCCGAAAGATGAACAGCCGTCTTCCCGCGAACAGCCAGGTCAACTCCATCATCCGCGACCTACTACGCAAGGCCTGCATCAATGTAGACTTTCGTGTCACCTTCCACACATCCCGGCATACCTTCGCCTCCCTTCTGTTAGAGGAAGGCGTTCCTGTCACGACTGTTCAGCGTATGCTCGGTCATACCAAGGTGCAGACGACGCAGATCTACGCCGAAGTCACCGAGCGTACCATCGAGAAAGATATCTCGAGACAGGCAGGAAAATCCTCCAAGCGCAAGCGAAGACACAGCTGACTCCGTATTTTTACGGAAGCGCGAAAGTCCGTATCTTTGCTACACAAAAACGCAGAAACTATGACTACAAATAGCAAAGATTGGATTCAATACAGCACGGCCGTCCTCACGCTCCTCTCCGGCGTCGTCCTGGTCTTCTGCTCCTTCTTCATGAAGGGAGAAGTCCTTGACGGCGTCTTGTGGTATGCAGGGCAGACAATGATCTATGCCGGCAGCATCTTCGGTGTTGCCATGTTCATCCGCACGAAGTCCGGAGAAATTCGTAACTACATCGACGAGCGCCTCTCCGGCCCCCGTCCATCAGGAGAGGAGGGTCAGGCATGAGAACCATCCGTCGCATCTTCGTCCACTGTACGGCCACCTCCCAGAACGTCACCGTCCGTCGCATCCAGCAGAGCTGGCGTGGTATAGGCTGGAAGAACCCCGGCTACCACTACATCATCGACACTGACGGCGTCACCACCCAGCTCCTCGATGAGTCCCGCTGTGCGAACGGTGTCAAGGGCTACAATGCCGACAGCATCCACGTCGCCTATATCGGTGGCATCGACTATATCCGCGGCAAGATGAAGGCTGCCGACACGCGCACCGATGCACAGAAAGACTCCCTCCGTCTTCTTCTCACCGACCTGAAGAAGCGCTATCCCGATGCGCAGATCCTCGGTCACCGCGACATCTCCCCAGACAAGAACCACAACGGCAAGGTCGACCCTTGGGAACGCATCAAGGAATGCCCATGTTTCGACGCCATCCCCGAATACCAATACATCTGAACCTGACTTATGAATAACAAGAACACCCTTATGAAGACCGGCAAGAAAGGCGACTACGACGTTTTCACCTTCGCCCCCGGCGGCATCAAGAACGTCTCCGGTGTCGACATCCTCCGTGGCGATACCGTCAGCACCGACCTCACGTCTGAGGTCAGCGACCCTCAGGCCGTCAGCTATTCTACCATCAAGATAGGCCGCCGTACCTATCAGTATGCCTCCTGGGGCGATGACGACCAGCTTCCCTTCCGTCTCGTCAGCCTGCTGCGTCGTAACATGGTGACGGCACAGTGCATGCAGGTCAACACCCTCTGCACCTATTCGCAGGGCATCATTTTCGCAGAGCGCGAGTCCGGCAAGCGCACCGACGACCCTGCCATCCGCGAGTTCTGTATCCGCAACAATCTTCACGAGCTCTATCTTCACCAGGCTACCGACATGCAGCACTTCTCTATCGTCTTCACCCTGCTGCAGCTCTCGAGGGACGGTAGCAAGATTGTTAATATCCACCATCGCGAAGCCTGCTACTGCCGTCTCGAGAAAGCCGGTAAGGATGGCGTCATCCGCCATGTCATCTATGGCAACTGGCGCGACGGCCAGCCTACCGACCCGAAGATCTATGAGCTGCTGAACATGCGCAACCCCCTTGGCGACCTCCTTGTCCGGATGGGCAAGGTGGCCGACCCTGCCACGGGTGAGAAGCGCAAGCCCACGTCGACGCGGTGCTTCTGCGTCGTCAGCCGGATGCCAACCCCCTGCTATCAGTACTACCCCGTCCCCTACTACGCTGCCATGTTCTGCGACGACTGGTATGACATCTACCGCGCCATCAGCGTCGGCAAGCTCGCGATGATCAGGAACACCAGCGCCCCGCGTGTTCAGATAGAAATTCACCGCGACTACTTCCAGAGCGTCTTCATGGAAGAAGGCATCATCGACCTCGAAGAGCAGCGCAAGCGCAAGGAAGAGCTCGAGGATGACATCATCAACTACGTCTGTGGTGCGGAGAATGCCGGCAAGGGGCTCGTCACCCATTATTTCATCGACCCCAACGGCAAGGAGAACAGGATGGTGCGCATCATCAACCTCAACGAGGGTACCAGGAAAGAAGGTGGCGACTGGGCCGATGACATGTGTGAGGCCTCCAACGCCCTCTGCTTCTGCATGGGCGTCCATCCAAACCTTGTCGGCGCAACGCCAGGTAAGAGCCAGATGAACAACTCCGGCAGCGACAAGCGCGAGCTCTTCACCCTGAAGCAGGTCATGCTGACCCCCTTCAGAGAGGTGATGGCCATGCCCTACCACATCATCATGCACTACAACGGCTGGAGCGACAAGTACACCGTACAGGTCCCCATCATCCAGCTGACAACCCTCGACAAGAACAAAGACGCTGAGACCGTTGAACCCAACCAGCAACAGCAATGAGTCAGCTTCCCGATATCGACACCTACGCCTCCCTCCTTCCTCTGGATGACGATCGTCTGCTCGAACAGAATGTTCCCGAGCAGACGATTCGTCGCATCCACCGCATCCGGGGACTGTACGCCTACTGGATTCAGTTCCCCACCCGCTCCATCTCCGAGATGGTCGACTACAATCAGCGGATGAATGGCATCAAGCAGTCGAAGGCCTACGAAGACGTACAGCTCACGATGCTGCTCTTGGGCAACATCCAGCAGATGACGAAGGACTTCGCGCGTTGGCGATTCAACGAGATGAACCGTCAGCACATAGATGCAGCGAAGCGTCGGGGTGATTACCGCGCCGTTGCATCCCTTGAAAAGAACTACATCAAGGCCAACCAGCTCGACAAGGAAGACACACCCGACTTGGCCTACGACCAGATTACGCCTCTGCAGATTATTCCCACCGACGACCCCAGCGTTCTTGGTCTGAAGAAGATCCCCAACCTCCGTGGTACAATCGACAAGCTCATCAAGAAGTACACCCATGAGACAGCTCCCATCTACGACGAAGCTGAAGACATAGCCTATGAAGAAATCCCCGACGACACCGACGACTGACAGCACCCTGCGCATGTACCTGAACGATGCGCAAGCCTACACGCTGATGCTCCAGCCCCGGAACCTCATCCTTGTCGGCGGCCGTGGCATCGGCAAAGGTCTCGTGCAGTCCGTCCGGCTCATCCAGGCCTTCCAGTCCATGCCTCGCAGCTCCTCCGGCTTCGTCGGTCCTTCCTACAAGAAGCTGCTCACCTCCGTCATCCCTTCCATCACCGTGCACTTCGAGCGCATGGGCTACAAGCGCGATATCCACTACACCGTCAACAAGAAACCTTGGAAGGCCCTCTGTTGGGACCAGCCCCTTTTCACCCCCGACAGCTGGGACCACACCATCGCCTTCTACAACGGAAGTGTCCTTCAGATGATCACGCAGGACCGGGAAGGTGCTTCCAATGGTATGTCGAACGACCATCTCTTCATCGACGAAGCGAAGTTCGTCGACTACGAGAAGCTGAAGAACGAAACCTTCCAGACCAACCGTGGCAACGAGATGTACTTCGGAGGCAGGCCCCTGCACCATGGGCTCACCATCACCTGCGACATGCCCGTGACGAAGAAGGGCAGCTGGTTCTTAGACTTCGAGAAACAGATGGACCCCGAGCTCGTCAGAGGCATCGAAGGTCTCGTCTATCATCGATGGGCATTGCAGGAACGCCTGCGCAAGCATCCGAATCGGAAGGATTTCTACGAGAGACAGCTGGAAAAGATTGACAAGCAGCTCGACCTGCTTCGGAGCTACTGTACGCTATACAAAGAGTACAGCAGCATCGTCAACCTCGCCGTCTTAGGCGAAGACTTCATCCGCCAGCAGAAGCGCCTTCTCCCTCCGTTGACCTTCCGCACCTCCATCCTCTGCCAGCGCGTCGGCATCGCCCAGGACGGCTTCTACGGCGCCATGCGTGAGGATATCAACCTCTATACCGCACCGAACACCTCCTATCTGGACAAGTTCGACTATAAGTTCAATCCCGCCACCGACAAGGAAGACTGTCGGATGGATGGCGACCTCGATCCATCGCGTCCGCTCATCATCGGCTGCGATGCCAACAATAACATCAACTGGCTCGTAGCCGGTCAGGTCGGCAAGGATGACAAGCTGCGCATTCTGAAGAGCTTCTTCACCAAGTACGAACGGAAGCTCCCCGAGTGCGTTGACGACTTCTGCACCTACTACAGCTGGCACAAGATGAAGCGCGTCATCTTCTATTACGATGCTACCTTCGTCGACAACAACTACGCCACCCACTACTTCGACTTCCATACCGAGGTCGTCAACAGGCTGCGTCGCAACGGCTGGCTGGTTGATGACGTCTACATTGGCAAACCGATGAACCACATCAAGAAGAACCTGCTCATCAACAGGATGTTCGTCGGCAAGGCCGCCCATCAGGTGCTCATCAACCAGGACAACAACGAAGATCTGCTCATCAGCATCAAGTCTGCAGGCGTCTACCAGGGCAAGAAAGACAAGCGAGGTGAGAAGCTCGCAGAGACAGAGGAAGACAAGCTCGAAGGCCGCACCGACGGCTCCGACGCTTTCGACACCGTCTGCATCGGTGTTGAAACATTCCCGCGAGTCGGCAC